CACGTGACCAGCCGTTAGCCAGCCGTTCTCGATACGATCGTAAAGGACCGACCGTACAGCCTGCTGCGCATACTGCATGCACACAGGCTCTATGGCAATAACGCGTGGGCTCTTTAAGGTCTTCGGCACCATCACAACCCTCACGGGCTGTTCATGGTCCGTCGACACGAACGCTGTATCCTTGAGGACCTCACTCGCTTCGGCTACGGCCCCGATGGGTACCGCATTGCCAAAGAAAGGAAAGAATTCCTCAAGACGTTCGTGCCAAACCTGCCAATTGTACTTAGCGTTGCCGCTAAGGCGTTCAGCAGTTGCACCGGGTCCATGCCGAGCAACCAACTCGTCAGAAGATACATCTCCCAACAGATTGTGCCACAGCACAGCAGAGACAGCCTCGAATTCTCGGGCTGCCTCATCTCCCAGAACAAAGTCCTTATTGAGCTGCTCAACGAGGACGAAGTTGTGTAATGTCTTGCGTTCCCTCTCGGGTGTGCAGGGCAATTCCACCTTCTTGAGAAGCAGGCAGATTGCTCTGACGGCTTCAACGAAAGCGGAGGGATCTGCGTTCGACGCAGTCGCTTCGTCATGTAACTCTCCTGTCTCTTGGTTAAAGACAGCACCAACGAGACCACTCAAAAACGCGGGGATCGCTCCCCGCTTCTTGAAATAGTGGAACCCTGCTGGCACTATCCGACCTGAGGCTAGACTTCGCTCGAAGTCTTTGCAGAAGTCGGGGAGGGTGATCGTCAAGAATGACAGTCCCTCTTCTTCAACCCGAGCCTTGATTACCATCAAGTCTCGAACGTCTGAGACTTCAGCGGGACATTTCGCACAGGCATCTCTATAGACACGCTGTGCCAGCTCCAGCAGAACATTTAAGCTTTTCATGCTTCCCCTTTCGAGGTGATGCATCACTGGCTCAAACCCTCTGCGCTAACTTGTAGGCAGCAGTCTCTCAGCTTTCAAGGCCGAGGAGCTGCGCAACAAGGGTGTCGGTCAACTGGCTTTTGAAGCCAGTGATCAAAGCCTGAACCTCCGTCACCGTGTAGCCCGTTGCGGGCCGCACAATGTTGAAACTCAGGATAACCGGGCGAAGGTTACTCGTGATACCATTGTTGGTCACGGACTTCACCTCGGCAACCTTGATAAGAGAACGGATGTCGCCAGTACCGTCTTTTGGAACGGTATGGGATATCGTCTCCTTCAAGGAACCGTCAGGTGTTTGGTACACCGACGACATGCCCGCGGTAGAGACCTTGGGCAAGGTTTGACTGGCACCAGAATTGATGCCAGCGACTGTAAGCGCAAGTGATGTGAGCATCAGCTGTCCTTTCGAAGCTATGTTCATAGCATTAAACGTAACGGCTGTGGACCGGTTGCTAAAGCCGCGTCACAGTCTGATCCGTCACGAAGTGATCCACCCCACGCGAAGTGGCAACTACCTTCGGCTCGAAATGCCGAGAGCAGCAAGGATCGCCAACTTGAACCCATCAAAACTCGTGGGCACAAGAGAGAAGCTAAAAGGGTCCGAACTTTCGACCCGACGCTTGACTCGCATTTCGCGGAACGCCTCGACGCCAATGTTGTTCCCAGAGTAATCTTGGGAGTTGGCACCAAAGACGAACCGATCGAATGCCTCTCGCATCAGATAGAAGTACCGTGCCGCGACGCCGCCAGAAAGCTCATCGTCGATACGTTGTACGTTATCGCCGACATTTGCAAACCAGTCGACCATCCACGTCCACGGTGTCACCTTGTAGAGCAAGGTAGGAGTGATATTACCTCCAAGGAGGGAAAGCGCTTGGCGCACCTCCTTCAGCCGAACATCGGCTGATCCAAGGCTCGAATCAAATTCCGGCCGGTAATATCTGAACGAACCAGCGTACCAAGTCCTACTCATTCTTTGTCGGGTGACATAGAAGTTGTGGGTCCATGGCACAAGGTAGTCTTCGCCTAAAATCGGACTGATCCGACTGTCGGCAAAACCACCCTGGAACGTCAAGACATCATTCGACTGGACAACATCCTCGTGAAACTCCCGCTTGAGCCATCGGCCATTGTTGCGGGTGGTGGTTTCGACATGTCTGTCGAAATTCACTATCACCTCGCACAAGGCATTGACGTCTTTTACAAACGGTCTCCAGCCGAACTGGAGGTTGAGGTACTCATCGGCCGCCTGAAAGAACTCCTTACGGACGTCCTTACGGAGGTTGCGAAGATCCTTCTCAAGATACAATGCGGCATTTCCTCCGCTGACTAGTCGGGGGTTCAAACCCCCAATTACCCGGGGCCTCGCGGCCCTAGATAACTCGCTTCCGAGCGTGCGCCCCACTTGACGTAGGGAAGCAATGCTCTTCAGCGTCCCTGCGAGAGTTCGCAGAGTCGTCTTGTACATGTCAGGTGCCTCGCGCAGTTCTATTACAGACTGCGCCAGGCTAGCACGTTCAACTTTCGGCCTGAGCTTTGCCCAGGCTCGGTTTCCGAGGTCTTGAAGATCATCGGGATTCAACACGCTGTTAGTCACATTCGGATCCCAGACGTTCTGTTGTGCCCCGAGGGACACATAAGGTTCGCCTGTGTAACCCGTGGAGATACTAATACCCCCGTCATACTCCCTATGCCACACGTCTCCGGCCTCGAAAGGTCCGGTAACGCTAGTAGGCCCTGGAAGTTGGCGACCAACAACATGAGCTCCCGCAACCGCATACGACGGCGAGGACAGTTTTGCAGAAAAGAAGGGTCCTCCTTGTGAGAAGGGTGGGCCTTCGTGCAACTCGTCTATAGTCACGTGGCGTACGAGCCCAGACTGGGAAACGGGCATCGAGATGGGACCAGTGATGGTCTTTGGTCTCGGGCCAGTCCTGATCAGGGAGTACACACCCACCTGCTTATTGACGATTTGTTCTGCATCTTTTTCTCGCTTCCGAAGCGGCATAGGGTTCTCCTCATGTTAGGTGAAATGACCCCCAGCTTCATCCATTCTTCCAACGCAACTGGTGCTCTGCACTCGGGCGCGGTAAGGATAGAATCTGCTGAAGCAACGGGTGCCTTCTCAAGGCCACCCAGACCCCCCACGAAG